GCGGAAGTGCAGACACCTACCTGTTCCGTGCCGACCAGCTCACGCTCGTGCGTGAGCTACCAGAAGTCCCGGAGCTCACGCAGCCGAGGCCGCAGCCGAGGCCGCAGGCTGAAGAGCCGAAGGCTGAGGCTGAAGAGCCGAAGGCTGAGGCTGAAGAGCCGAAGGCTGAGGCTGAAGAGCCGACGGAGAAGGCCCGCGCTTCCCGCCGTAAGGCGGAGAAGGCGGACGACGTGAAGGATGCGTCGTAAGCAGCACAGCCTCTCCCCACTTCCGGGGAGAGGCTTTCTTTTTGCTCACATCGTATCTTCAAAGGACGCAACCCCTTTGGGGTCTTTGTTCTTGTCCTTGTCTTTGTCTTTTTTAGGTGTCTTGTCGATCCAGGCAAGCGTCACGGTGGTGAGTCCGTCTTTGTCGTGTGCCCACTTCTCTTGTCGGACCATCTTTTTCCCCATCAAGACGGCCGTCATGATCTCTTCAAGCGACGACACGTCTGACGCCTGAGTGAGGTCAAACATCTCGTAACGCGCGTTGATGTGAAAGCCCTCAAACATGTCTGCGTCTTCCTCGACCTTCTGGCCAGGGTGAGAGCGCAGCTGTTTTTTGACGCGAGCGTCGACGGGGCTTTGCGGTGCTTCAGGGCTATTGAAGTGTACGTTGTCTCGAAATCCCATAGTGGTCCTTTATTGTACGGGCTGCTCAGACTGTTGATGCGCCAGCTCGAGGCGTTGAATGACGACGGAGTAGAAGACAAAGTCTTCGTTTTGCATCTGCGCCAGCATACTGCGGCGCTCGCCGTATGGCATCTGCATAAGCTGCTCGACCTGCATGTCCGCGTCGGCAATCATCTTCTGCTGATCGTATCCGTAACCCTGGCCGTGCCCGGCTTCCTGCGCGGCCTGCTCAGCGATCGAGGTCTGAATCTTCTGCATCTCTCGGTCCTGCTTGAGCTGCATACGCATCTGGTTAAGCGCTTCTTGCTGTATTTGGTCTTGCTCTTCGTCGTAGTCGAGGTCGAGGGTCTCCGAGATGGTGCGTCGTGACATCAAGTTGTAGGAGGCGTCGGCCTGGAGCATCATCTGCTTCTGCTGGATGTCGTCGATAAACTTGAAGTTGGTGATGTCTGCTTCGACGGTGTCCCACCCCATGTAGCCAGCAATCGAGTCGCACATCCACTGCAACACATCTTTGATGTCTGCGGTGTGTGAGCGGAGCTGGTTCTCGAGCATCCGAAGAGTCACCGAAGATCCGGTATAAGAAAGTCCGCCGTACAAAAACTCTCGTGGCACTCCAAGCCCTGCGATGATGTTGTCCTCTGCTTCTTTGATCTCCCCAAGCGTCATCAGCGTTCGGCCCTGGCCGCCCATCTGTGTTACGCCAAGTGCAACAGGCGCGAACATGATGTGGAGCGGGTCTTGGCGCCAACGTTTGATCGATTTGCGCGTCTCTTTGACCCACTGCGCATACGAGATTGTAATCGCAGGGTCACTCGAGCCAGACGTCTGCGCAGGATGCAGAACCCGCATAGGAACAAGGTGGTCCATCGCGATGGCTTCGTTTGCCTTGCGTAATATCTCGGCGTAGTAGAACTGTTTCATCACCGCCATCAGAGACGGGAACCCCCACGCACTGGCAACACCTGCTGGGGCATGCGTCTTCATGTGGAAGATTTTCCCCTCGTCGAACTCGAACGTGGCGTCGTCTTGGAGTGCTGCGCGGATAAACCCTTTGGGCGTATCGTTGAGCATCGTAACGTCTCCCTCGCGGATGCGTTCTTTGAGCGCCGCAGGGATGTTGTAGTGATATATGATGCGCCCGGTGATGGGGTTTTCCTGCAGGTCAATCTGCTTCGGGTCCCACCGGATGATGTTGATACGGTCCGGGTCGTAAATCTTAACGTCTACGACATCGTCGAGCTTTGTAGCCGACGTCTGACCGCAGTTCTTACATGAGAATTTGATGCTGGGATTGTTTTTGTCTTTAGCCTGAAACGAGTACTCGCCGATGCGCCGGATGTCCCACTGCGACCCGCAGTTTGAGCACGGGACCAAACGCTTGAACGGGAAGTACATCGACGAGAAGCTGTTGCCGTAGAGCTTGCGGTCCCGGGAGAGCGCTTTTAGCAGGGATGCGCCATGCATCGATTTGTTAATCAGGTCGTCGTACTTGCCGCGCAGAACATCGTTTGGTGTGGTGAACGTTATGTCCGTGATAACGTAGTCGCCCATCTTCTCGAGCGCCTGCATGATGTGCGGAGAGTTGTAATAAACGTACTCAATCCACCGGAACAAATCCTTGAGCTTTCGCGGCATGAACCCCGTCAAGTAATTGAACATAGGGTTCGGGTGCGAATTTGACCCACCGAATAGGTCGGTAGGCTCTCGTACAATCGAACTCATTAGGCACTCCTCGCGTAGTCTTTGCCGTATCTCAATGTACTACCCAACCCGAACAACCTAAAGGACGCATCATGGTTGATGACATCACCGTGCAATTCGCACACGACTGGGGCACGCCTGTGTTCCTGGTTAAAAACGACGATCCAGAACTCGCCCGCGTCATCGGCTTTCGGAAGAAGGGGCGTACGGGCTTGGCTACCTTTCCAGCTTTCTTCCCGTTTGTCGACCGCGTGGTCGACGACCTGCGTCTGGTCTACAAAGACCGGCTGCAGTGGACAGACGAGGCGCAAACTTTTTTAGACGAGCTCCCTGCTCTACGCAAAGCGTGGCAGGCGCGTAGCATGCCGAAAGGCTTCTTGTACGTCACAGACCCCTTTGATCATCAGATAGAAGGCGTCGAGCGTGCCTTCCACGAGTACCGCACCGCACTCTTCTTTGACTGCGGCTTAGGTAAAACCAAGACGGCCATCGACCTTATCCGGGCCATCAAACAGGCTGAGCCAGGCGCTACTGTACTCGTAACCTGTCCCCCGACACTGCCGCACAACTGGCGCCGTGAAATCGACAAGCACGCAGGAGGGGAGCTCAGCGTCATGACGCTGGCGAACACCGACAACTCAGCGCTTCCGGTACAAACGCGTCACGACATGTACACCGGAACACGTGACCCGGACACCGACCCTGACTCGTGGGTTTACCAGGTAAACAAAGACCTGCTCTACACCCCACTCGACGTCGAGCCTGTGTGCGCTACGTCAAAAGAGCTGCTTAAGCTTGAGCGCGCCTACCTCGACAATGTCTGTGCCGATGGTGACGTCAAAGAACGAACCTCGATTCGAGGTAAGATGGGACGTCGCGCCAAAAAGATCGGCGTCGAACTTACGCCGTATGCGCGCATGCTTGCCCCGAAGACGCCACCGGCAAACGCACACGACGTCGTTATCGTGAGCCACTCGCTGCTATGGAACGACGTGGACTACCTGGCAAATACAGTGAGCGCCAACGCTGTCATCGTCGATGAGTCACACGCTTTTCGGACCAAGTCATCCAACCGCTCCAAGGCGCTCCTGCGTGTCGCAAAGCACGCTAAGCGTCGCCACCTGTTGTCAGGCACGCCCACGCTTGGTGACCCGATGCACCTGTTCGTGCAGCTCTTCATTTTGGCGCCCTGGCTCACCGACGCGTGGTACCGCTTCCGTAAACGCTACGTCGTCCTAAAAGAGACAACGATGGGGCCGCACACGTTCGACATGCCCGTGGGCTACAAAAGCATGAGCCTCCTAAACGAGATCGTGAACGAAGTAGCTGTCCGTAAGAAAGCCAGTGAATGCTTGGATCTACCTCCCGTACGCATCGTGGATCATTACGTTGACGTGGGCCCAAAAACGCGTGAGGTCTACAACGATTTCATCCGAAACTGGGGCACCGAGATGGGCGACCAGCAAATGCGCGTTGCGCACGCGGCGGACCGTCTGACCAAACTTTTCCAGACGTTGTCCGGGTTCTTCATCAACTCAAACAAGAACTACGAGCTGTGCAACGACTGCCCGCATCTGATGAATTGCGTCGCAAACCGAATTGCGCCGTACACCCCGGAGTGCAAGGTAGAACAGGCGGAACCGCCTAAGGAGACAGTTCGTATCGGCGAGACAGACAGGCGCGACTCATGTCTGGAATTGGTGGACTCCATCATGGCGGGCGCCACCAACAAGGTCATCATCTGGTGCGCGTACACCGAAGAGCTCGACATGATTGAGGAGGGAATTCAGGCACACAACAACACATGCTCCGAGGAAGATAAGTGGGGCTACGTCCGAGTCGACGGCGCAACCAAAGACAAAATCGCAGCCGAAGACGCGTTCCAGGCAGACGACGACAACTGCCGGATCTACCTGAGCCAGATCGCAACAGGTATCGGCATCACACTAACTGCTGCCAACTACATGATTTACTACTCTGTGACGTTTGATTTGGAGCATTACGAGCAGTCATCCAAGCGCGCTGACCGTATCGGGCAGACACGTCCGCTGACCATCTACCACATGATTACGGAGGGCTCCGTAAATGAGTATATCTTCCGTTCCTTACGGAAGAAAGTTGACATATCTGCTACACTGACCGACCACATTCGGTGTGCTACATGTGAGCGTGAGCCAGTGTGTGCGGCGGCTAATATAAAGCCGTTCGACGAGGACTGTGTGTACTCGGACACGGACTCACGTGTGACGACGCAACCCAAACTACTTCGATAGGCCCCTACCATGGCATTCAAACTACAAGCACAACTCGTTTTCGCTGCTCAAGACCTAGAGGAGCTCATCGCAGACAAAGTTGCCGAGTCTGGCTATGTGATGACTGACCTGGAGTGGACCGATGACACCGACGCGACGGTTCACGTCCGCCCCATGACACAAGAAGAGAGGGAAGAACACGGCTTGAAGACGCCGCCAGCGACTGCGGACATCATCGCTATCGTAAACGCACGTTTTGAGGAGTTGTTTGAAGCCCTTTTCTCCGTCGACATGGCGCTACAAGACAAAGTGGCCACGCTTACAGAGACGGTACGAAACATGCCGCAACAAGTGGTACAAGATGTCCCGCCTACTCCACTTAGCCCGAGTGTGCCACCCCGTGATGTATCGACGGATGCGCTAAGTGTGGGCAACGAACTCAACGGCGGGCACGTTGCGGCAACGTCTATCAAAGACTTGCTCGAGCAGAACAGTGAGATGTCCGGCACCGCGCGTCAAAGCGCTATCGACAAGGCCAAATCACGTCAGCGTATCCAAGAGATTAGAAGTGAGCAGGGCAGTCTTGAAGACGCGCCTGTCGTGTCTCTTGTCTCAGAAGACGGAGAACGCTTTCTTGGCCCAAACGAATCGTACGAATACCCCGACTAACTACCCCCGGAGGCCTGCATGACAAAAGGATTAGAAGGTGCTGACTTAGAAGACATCGACGAGGTGGAACAAGCGTCGTCGATCTACGACCTGCCCAAAGACCACTTCTCACACTCACAGATAAACCTGTGGTTCATCTGTGGGCACCGGTACTACCTCAAGTACGTACAGGGGGAGCGGCGTCCAGGGTCGTCAAACATGGTGCATGGACAGATCGTCCACCGCGCTGTCGAGGCGATGAACAACTACAAGATCGAGAACACGTGGGACATCCCGCCCGAGGAGCTTGGAAACGACGTTATCTCCGATGCTCTGGCGGAGGACCGGACAAAGGACATTGAAGTTTGGGACCCAAAAATCCCGGACTCAAAGTCTCTGGAGAAGGGCGCACGCTTGATGTCGGGGCTGTACTACAAAGAACGTCTCCCCGAGACGCGTCCCCGCGTTACCGAGCTGAAAGTAGAGGCTCTGGTACGTAACTCCATCAACATGCTGGGGTACATCGACTTGGTCGAAGACTCCCCCATGGCGCCTGTCGAAGGCGTGCCTGTTAAGACCGTCGACGACATTCGCCGCACGGACTTCATCACAGACTTGAAGAACACCGGGCGTACGTACGGTAAACAACGCGTCGCCAACTCCCTGCAGCTCACGCTGTACTCTGCTGTGACGGGGGCGGAACACGTTGCCTACGATCTGCTCGTACAGACCAAGAAGCCCAAGTTTGTGCGACAGGAATCGTGGCGTCCGCAGTCTGAACGTGAACACGCGCTCGACGTTGTTGAAGACGTCGCTGCTGCGATCACCAAAGGCGTCTTCCCCAAAACCGACCCCGAGTCGTGGGCATGCTCTGAGAAGTGGTGCCCCTACTGGAGCCAGTGCCGGGGCAAGCGCACTACAACTCACCACGTCAAAGGTATGGACTGATGGAAAAGTACGGAGTCGACGAAGAACCCCAAGACAAGACCGCCTCGCAGGGATGTCCTGTGTGCGGAGAGGAGCTCATTTATGCAGGCTCTATTCGACGATGCCCAACGCATGGCACCCGACCATTCGAGGTGGATGCGCCAGCAAGCCCAGGACCCGAAGGTGACGCCGACAACGGCGTGGCTGGGGGTGGTGGTCAAGGCAACGCGGACGACTGAGGACCCGCGTAAAAAGGCATTCGTGCCCGTGATGCGTATCGACGAGGCGGAGTACCGCGTCGAAGATGAGATCAAGCGCCTGACTGTGAAGTCAGGCGTTTTTCTTTGGGACCTAAACGACCAGAAACGCTACCAGTGGCTCACCTCATCGGGCAAACCCATGCGGGTGTCCAACGCAGCGTATGAGCTGCCTGCGTTGCTCATACCGGACCCGGATGTAGCACCCGTGTGCTGTGACAACGTATGTGACACGTGCCCGTTGTGGTTACCGTGTCGCAACTCAAATGCCATGCGCACCGCACATCTGTACGGCGTCAGCCTATCGACATTTCATTTCACAAAACGAGGGAGGTATCCCGACACCAAAACATGGAAGGCGCCTGGCGAGGAGATAACCGGGCTGGGCATGAAGTACTTCGGCCCTCCCCGCGTCATCGATTCCGGCGTCGTCTTCCAGTACGTACCGCAATTCATCAAGGATGATACTTAACGAGACCAGCATGTACTTCTACTTCCGGGCACGACGCTTCATTCGCAATATAATTTGGCACGCAAAGCAAATTGTTCCTTGCGATGAAGAGCCCGAGGAGTCGGCCCAGGACGATCCTATAAACATCGTCTTCCTGGATGTATGGAGAAACAAATGAAACTAATCGACATCGAAGACATTTTCGTCCCCGATGACAACGTCCGTTCCGAAAACCCGGAGACAGATGAAGACCTTGAATCACTGAAAGCGTCCATCCACGCGACGCGCCAGATGGCCGGCGGTGAGCCCTTGAAAGCGCTGCTGCAACCCATCTCTGTACGCAATGCAACGTCGGACGATGCCACCGACAAAAAGTACGTCCTACGATACGGGTTCCGGCGGTTCCACGCCTTCCTGTCCATCTTCCAGGACTCGCCGACCAAGAACATCTGGGCGCGGCGTATCCCGGGTATCGTCGACGTCTTCATTGACGACGAGCAGACTGGCGCAGAGCTGCATTACCGCATCATCGAAAACCTTCAGCGCAAGGACATGAACATCCTGGACGAGGCCCGAGCGATTGAGAAGCTCATGAAGGTCACCAAGTCCAACCAGTCACAGGTCGCCAAGCTTCTTGGGCAGACCAAGGGCTGGGTGTCGCAGCGTCTCAAGCTGTTGAAGATGGCGCCAGAAGTCCAGACCAAGATCGAAGAAGGAGAGCTTGGGCAGGGCAAGGCTCGTGAGATCGCACGGATCTCTGACCACGACAAACAACGCGAGGTCTTAGAAGAGCTCGAAGGAGAGGACAAACCCACCGTCAAAGACGTCAAGAAAAAGGTCCGAAAGGCCAAGCGAGAGGAGCGCAAAGAAGACACCGAAGACACCGACACCGAAGACACCGAGGAGCTCACACACGAAGAGAAAGTCGAAGCCGTCAAGAAACGCGCGGAGTCCAACGACACCCCACCTGGGCCTCCTGAGCCCGACCCCGTCATCGAACGCGTGACCACGGAAATGGCAGCGCTACAGAAGCGCGTGAAGTCCGCCAAGAGCAAGGACGAGCGCGAGAAAGCGATCTTCTATTCGGGCGCAGAGCAAGCTCTTCGCTACGCAAATGGAGAGATCAAAACCGTCCGGTTTGATAGCCGGATGTTTGAGGATTGACGACCAAAACACCTGCCTGATATACCTCAAAGGCACCCTGCACACATGGCGTAGGCAGGCTCCAAACAAGGGGAATCGGGCTATAGGTACGTTCTACGTATCGTGGTGCTTTTGTGTGTGTCCCTACAACCAAAAAACAAGACCAACAAGGAAATGAAATGGCAACAGATTTGAAAGAATTGCTCGAGATTGTGCCTTCCCTCGACCAGGCCCCTGAAGAAACACAGCAAGCGTACATCACCATGTACGACGCGATGACCAAGCCTCCCAAGGGCATGGACCCAGAGAACTGGCGGTGGTCGCCGGACGTGGTCAAGATTCGTCACCGCATGACCTCGGACAGCGCCATGCCAGAAGAGGCCGCTATCGGCGACGTCTGGTCCGCCAACCGCGTGCTTTGGTCCGCTAAAGAAGACGGCAAAGAAAAGCCGTTTCGGTTCGTCCCGTTCAAGCGCTGGCTCTCGCACGCACGCTTTGTGAAGGGCTCGACACGCCCCGATTGCACATCAATGGACGCCAAGACGGGCTTTGGCGACAACGGCACCGGCACCGGTGAAGGCCCGCATGATTGCAACACGTGCCCGCAGCGCCCGTGGGCCGACGGCAAGAAAACAGACTGCATGCGTAGCCAGAACTACTACGTGTTCGACTTGGACAACACGTGCATCCGCATGATCAATTTCTCCAAGTCTAACTACAAAGCGGGCTCGGTCATCGTAGACGTTTCGTCGACGAAGAATGCGATCTGGGACACGGTCTTTGGTGTGACGACCAAGATTCAGTCCGCCAAGGACTACGAGTACCCTGTCTACGTACTCCGTGAAGTCGAATCGCAGCAGGACCCGTGGGTCGCTGAGTTCTGCGACCACGCCTACGACATGCTCTCTGCACGGCGCGACGAAGCTGTTGCGCGAATGAAGCAACGTGCGTTGGCTGCTGAAGAGGCTCTTCAAGGTCCCGCACCCGCACTCGAAGATCTCGAGGATGCAGAAGAGGTCGACGGTTTCGACGACATGTAAGACACTGCTCTGCCGGGGCCCCTATTAATGGGTCCCGGCATTTTCTTTACCTCACACACAGAACAATATTATGTCTTACGCCCCCTGGAGCATCTCGAAAGCAGACGTCGCTCTCGCGTGCAATCTGCGGTTCAAATTACGGTACGACGTTGGCGAGAAAGGCCAGGCCATCACCAGTGGCGCAGGACGCATTGGCTCCGCTGTACACATCGTTTTAGAGACGATGCTCGAAGGCGGTAGCTTCGAAGCTGGCTTTAAGAAGGGCGTGATGAAAGCCGCCCTGACGCACAAAGAAACCTACGAACTCAAAACGTATCGAGAGCCCGTCGACCGGTTCATGAAGAAGTACGGCGACTGGAAGTCTCGGTACAACGTCTTAGAAGAGCACGTTGAGAAGCAGGTCTCGATCAATAAGGACCTCGACATCATCGGCTACTGGGACAAGCCCGGCTACTTTCGCGGCGTCTTCGACTTGGGTGTCTTAGTTGAGCGCGCGGGCAAGAAGTACCTCATCGTCATCGACCACAAGTCCGGTGACCCCAAGCCCATAGAGAACTACACCAAGCAGCTCCACTCCTACATGGTGTGTGCACTGAGTCTGTACCCCGACATTGCCGGGGCGCAGGCGGCTATTCATTGGCTACGTGCACAGGAAGATCTCGACCAAAAACCGATTGAGTGGACTCAAATGTACTCTGCAGAAACCATCCAGAATAAACTCGTCCCCTGGCTTCACAACTATTTGGGAGAAGCCCAGGAACGCGGCGACGCCGCTCCTGAAGCGAATGAAGGGTGGTACTGCACATTCTGTGAATACCAGTATAAATGCCCAAAGAAAGGGGCTTAGCGTTGCAAGGAGGCGTACGTGAAAAAGGTAACACTCACCACCAAGGAGAAGTCCCGGCTACTGCACGACGCTGGGATTGAGCAGGTATTCGACTTATGCCAAGAGCACAAGCCCGGACACCAATGGCGCATGTCGGGCCAGAAAATTCAGGGGCAGTGCCTCTTTCCTAACCACAAAGATTCAAACCCATCTTTTGCGCTGTTGTTCGTGGGAAACCGAGTTGTCGGAAAGTGCTTAAGCTGCGGGCAGATAGTCTCCGACGGCTTCAAAATCCTGGCGCTCATCACAGGCGTAAAAGATGAGCTTCGTCTGCTGCACGACGTGCTGGGCACCCGGATGCGGGTTAAGTTCGACGACTCAGTCGAAGACGCGCTGGTTCTTGAAGACCAGTTCCAGACCGTCAAAAAGGCGATGCTCCACGCCAGCACCCAGGTGCTGCACAACGCCATGCACAGCCACGACGATGAGTGGGGCTATGCTCAGGACGCCGTTCAGTACTTTCAAAAGCGCGGCATCATGCCGCAGGCGCTGCCGCTTCTCGACGTGGGGATCTACCCCAACATGCGTCACTTCCATGACTTCAGCTCAACCCGTTACCCCGAAGCGATGATGCATTGGGAGTCCTACTTTGGCCCCACGGTCTTTGACCGGCAGCCTCAAGCCAAAGGTAAGTTCGGCGGGTGGATGCTCTTTGGTTACCGCTTGGACCGCTCACGTATCGGACGCTTCAAGCTGCGCAACCCGAACAACAAAGCCGACCAGGTAACGCTTGGGGCAGACCGTACCGAGACGTTGGGCTTCTTTGGGATGCATGCTGTGTCGTACTCCGAGGACGCCAAAACAGGCGTCGTAGTCGAAGGTGAGTTCGACCAGATAGCCCTGTTTCAAGACCAGAAGTTCAACGGACGCACCCGTCAGCCCGTCATCGTTGCATGCGGCGGAAGTGGCAAGGTCACGGACTTAGACGTCATGGCAGACATTGGCGTGGAGAACGTCATCATCGCTGCTGACAACGACAAGGGCGGGTTCACCGCCACAGAGTCGATTCTAAAGCGCGCATCCCAAGATGAGATCACGGACATACGTGTCTACGACTGGTCGGACAAACTGCGCGCTGCGGGCATCAAAGACCCTGACGAGGCTATCCGCAAGAACATGGCACAGGAATTTGTGTCGTCTCTGTATAGCGCAGCCTTCACGCTCACGGTTCCACTGTGGGCAGTCGAGGCGACCAAGCGTGTCCTTAGCGGTGTGAGTGACCCTGACGCCGCACAGGTAGCTCGTGCGGCACACCCCTACGCAAACATCCTGGCAGACCCCGCGAGCAAAGAAGAGTTCTGCATCAAGATCTCGACCACGTTCGACGTCGACCAGGGCATCATCAACAAGCGCATCGGACAGGCAAACTCTGACGTCCAACTCATCTACAACATTGAGGCATTGCTTAAGCGCACCTGCACGCCTCTGTACCGCTCCGGCACGCACACCATTACGGTGTACGCGCACGACTCACGGCGCGTCTGCGAAGTCGACACGGGCACCATGCGCAAGCACTTGAGCTCGTGGCGGTTTGTCTTTGGTACGACGGTGTGGGACTTCATCGAGGATCGCTTAGGCATCCCGACGTGGGTCCGTATTGACACAGGTAAGAAGCAACCCACCGAACGATCACGCGCAGTACAAAAGCGCATGATTGAAGAGGCATTCGACGACGCCGTCCAGATGTTCACCGCGACGGTACGCTCTCGAGAGGACCTTATCGTCTGCCGGCAGGGCGTTCACTGGGCGAACGCAGACGACAACTCGCGTGACGACGCACTCATCCCAGATGACGTACCACGGCAACGTGTTTACGTCGTAAACGGCGACCGTGTTTACCGGGGAGAAGAAGACCCCGTTACAGGCTACGCACACTACACAGAGCTGGCACGCCCTCGGGAAGGCGCCTACGTCTTCGACCTCGAACCACAGCCGTGGTCAAAGGCGATTACCCGGCCGCAGGACATGGACAACGGAGGCAAGCTCACGCACAAAGAGTGTTTTGAGATGCGCCATAAGATGCTCGACTGCTGGAAGTTTAAAGCACAAGAGCCCACGCAGACCTTCCTCGCTGCCCAGCTTGATGTCCTGCTGCCCTGCTTAGCGTTTGAGTATCTGCCGTTCATCTTCTTCACTGCTCAGACGCAGTCCGGTAAGTCCACGCTTCTTAAAGGACTGATCGGCGGGGCAGACCCAAAAGAGATTGGGACGGTGGAAGGCGCGTTTGTCTCCGAAGACTACACGTCTGCAGGCGTAATGCAGCACGCTACAGGTGTTGCACTGCCGATGTGCCTGGACGAATTTGAAGACCCTGCATCATGCGACAGCCCTCGTAAGGCGACCGCTGTGCGTGGTCTTTTGGAGATGTCACGTAACGCGTCTACCGGGTCCATGCAGTTGCGCGGCACCCGCGACGGTGAGGGCCGCGAGGCCATGCGCCGGTTCATGTTGATCACCGCAGGGATTGCGCCGTTCCAACAAGGCCAAGACCTAAACCGTTGGTTCACCATTGAGCTCGAAAACGTCGAAGGCAAAGACGCTCCCGAGATTGTCATTGCGCAGACGTACTCCCAGGACCAAATCGAGGAGTTGCGCATGTCCACGACACTCAACAGCCTGCGCGACATATTTAAGATGCGTAAGCGGGGCGCGGCGTACCGCAAGGAAGCACTCAAAGGTAAAAATAACGGGGGCAAGCTCGAGGTTACGCAGACGCGATTTGCTAAAGCGATGGAGTCTGTTCTTGCCGCGCTTGATATGGCGGAGTACCCCGACGTCTGGGGCTTTGCGCAGGAGTTTTTGAACCTGAACGAAGACTACGTCACTCGGGCATCCTCCACCGAGGAAGAGCTCATGTACGGTGCGGTGATGGACACGCCATGCTTTACTGTGGGCACGGAGAAGGCACGCTACAGCCTCGTCCAGATGCTGGTCGACCCTGACCGGCGCCCGTTCATCAACTCAAACGGTTACGGGGTGTTCCACGTCCCCGGCGAAGAGATCGTTGTCATCTGGCCGCAGCAAGTTCTGCGTCTCTTGAACGAGAGCGCGAAGTTTCGTCGTACCCAGTCGGCTCACCAGGTCTCAGATATGTTGGCGCGTAATCCTCAAGTACACCACAACCCGGCGTTTCTTGAGGCTAAGCCTAGTTTGATGCAATACTTACGCGATTTCATGTCTAACGTAGACGCCAACCGGTTGCTGTACGTGAAGTGGTCAGACTTGCCGTTCACACAGCCTAATCTGATCAACTACTCCTCGGAGAAGTTCGATGAATAACGACGACACCAAACTACAGAAGCAGTTCCTCTCCTCGTTTAGCGACTTAGACGACTTCGAAGGCGTCCACGTCAGGGGAGGGGAACTGACTGTCTGGGTACGTGACACAAAGACGGCAGACAAAATTACAACCCGCATCGCCGATGACGAGAACCTCCAACAACTTTTCCAACCCGACAACTTAGTCTTCAAATATGGCTGATACCGAAACGATTTCCCCTCCCAGCTGGAAGCGTGCAAAGAAAGCCCACAGCTGCGTTGGATGTCCTTTCCAACGTTCGCAGTGCATGCTCTCCGGCCTCTATAACCCCAACGCAACACTCACCATCGTCGCTGAAGCACCCGCTCCTGACACCATGTCCGCACGGCTGCCGTTCCAAGACAGAGAGGCGGCTGTCATCCGAGAGATTATTCGTAAGGTCCGTGTCCAACACGGCTTGCCTGTTCAGTACAACGCAGCATACGTCGTCGGCGCCGCCCACCAGCGTGCGCCAAAGAAAGCGATCGTCACGCAGTGCTTCCCCTACTTAGAAGAAAAGCTTGGTGAGCACCGCAAGTACTACGACCACTTCAAACCTGACTGTGACAACATGCACGTCATCGTCACGCTCGGTAAAACGGCCACGCAAGCGTTCTTACCTCGCATGGGGTCGCTTAAAAGCGCACGGGGCAAAGCCATTGAGATAACGGTGGGGGACCGGGACTTCATCATCATCCCGACGTACGGCCCGCTTCAGCTTCTGTACACGCCGGGCCTGTCCCGTACGATCAAGCGTGACATCCACAAGGCGTGGCGCCTGTCCCGTCAATCGTCTCTGGACGCGCGAGCGCCTCTTGAGGAGCTCACCGCTGAGTATGTGTACCCCAAGACCCTCGAGGAGGTCGAAGCAGTCTGTACGGAGATTCTGTCGTACACAGACCCGGATAAACGTCCCGACCCAGACGACTGGCCCATCGCAGTCGACATCGAGACCAACACACTTCATCCCTACCAGCCCGACGCGCGTGTAAACGTTGTGTCGATTGCGTGGGACGATGGTCTTGCGACGTCCATCCTGCTCGACCACCCCGACGTTGCGTACGACACCGCGCAAGCGTGGCCGCACGTCGCCAAAGTCTTGGCCTCGAACAAGCCAAAGGTCTTCCACAACGGCCGCTTCGACATTCAGTTCCTGGAGCACCGCTTAGGTCACAAGGTCAACAACCTGTGGTGGGACACCATGTTGGCGGAGCACTTCTTGGACGAGGACAAGAAAGGGGAGTACAGCCTCAAAGTTCTGGCAGGGCACTACACTGAGGAGTACGCAGGCTACGAGAACATCTTGCAGCAAGCGTTCTTTGATGACGAGCTTGAGCGTCGCCGCGCCGACTTACCCGAAGGGCAAACCGCCCCTGACTGCGAGCAGTCCTGGGCACTCATGGCGTTCTTCCCTGGGCTAGACTACAAACCGTCATTTCTGCAGGTCGATGAGGACGAGGATTTAGAGCTCAAGAAAGAGCTTTTCAACCTCGACAAGGACTACCTCAACGCCCACGTCAACAACTACAGCAAGGGCAAAACCAGTGCGCGCGGCAAGATTAACCGCCGGTGCGACAAGCACGACTTAGAACGTCCTGACACGGTAGACGACCTCGACTTCCAGCGCGTCGGGGACAACGGCTTTGAGCACATTCCAACGCCGGTGCTGTTGCGTTACGCAGCGGTCGACGCCGACATCACGCGTCAGATTGTACGGTCGCAGCGCCAGCGCATGGTCTTGGCGGACGTTGAGGAGCAGACGGTGTTCCGAGACGGTAAGCGCACGATGACTGAGCTGTACGTGCCAGGGACAATGGCCCTGTCTCGCATGGAGTACAAAGGCACACGGATGAACATTGAGCTCATCGAGACGTACCGCGAAGAAGCGGCAGTGCTCGAGGACAAAGCGCTGGCTGCGCTGCGTCAGTTGATCTGCCAACCTGAGTTCAACCCAAACTCGACCAACGACTTAGCGCAGGTCGTTGAGTACGCTCTCGACATCCCAAGAGGCGATCTACAGTACACCGACGAAGGGTCTATCAGCGTGACCAAGGATTGGTACAACGCCATGGCCACGAAGTTTGAAGGCTCGTACACCGGCGAGTTCATGTACTACCTGCAGGTCTTTAAAGCGGCAGCCAAAACACGATCGTCGTTCCTAAAGAAGTTCGTTGAGATGGCCAAGCTCGACGGACGCATCCACACACGTTTCAACCTAAACGGTACAGCGACGGGACGTCTGTCGTCTGCTGGGCCCAACCTGCAAAACGTGCCACTGTACATGTGCCGCTTCCAGCCTCCGCCTGGCATTGAGCTTGGCCACTCCGGCATGAACATCAAAGCAGCCTTTGTCCCGTCGACAGACGACAAGGTGTTCTTCCAGCTCGACATTGCTGCTGCTGAGATTCGAGTGCTGTGTGCCTACGCTCGCGACCCCAAGCTGATTAAGGCGTTGCGTGAAGGCCTGGACGTCCACTCCTTTGTGACGTCCGAGATCTTCGATATTTCGTATGACGAGGTCTACGCCAACAAGGACATCGACCCCGAGATGAAGCTCAAGCGTACGGCCACCAAGCGTGTGGTCTTCGGGATGATTTACGGGGCGGGGCCATACAAGATCGCCGAGCAAATCTACGGTGCGCTGGCACCAGAGGACTCGGACGAGTTTCACAAGCAGGTGGGTTTTGCCAAAGAAGTGATGAGCCTTTTGTTTGACCGGTTCTCCGGCATCCAGAAGTACATCGACGAGACGCATCGCACCGTAGACAGCCGCGGCTTCGTGACCACCTACTTTGGGCGGTACCGACGCTTCCCGCTCAAAGACACGTCGTGGAAGCTTGCACGACGTGCTGAGCGCATGGCGGTTAACTTCAAGATCCAGTCCACGGCGTCGGACATCGTGCTGTCGCAGTTGTGCGAGGTCGAAGAACACATCCACGAAATAGGAGGAGACTTACTGCTGACCGTCCACGACTCCGTGGCCGGCGAGATTGACCGTGACCGCGTCCCTGAGATGCGAGCGTTCTTTGACCACTACATTGTAGAGCGGGTCAAAGAGCGGTTCCCCTGGCTGCCTGTGCCGTTCAAGTACGACCTTGAGGTAGGCCCAAGCTACGGAGAGCTCGTGGCTTACGAAGTTCTAGAAAAAGGCCCCGACGCGGTACCCGACGGCATGCGGCCCAAGATTGATGACTACATGTCCCGTGCGGGGCTCACATATTTTTAACACGTAGGAGTGCACATGATTGACGATAAGCACCTGCTCATACTGGCGTTCTCCACACCGGGGCGCTACCTCATGGGGTTGTCCAAGGTCTCCGCCGATGCGTACAACGCCGACTCTATGGTCACGCTGTATAGCCCAGTGCACATGACGTACATGGACGATCGCATCACGATTCAGCCCATTTCGTTCATGAAAGTATTTCTGGCTTCGATGGATGCTTACGCAGGCATGGGCGATGCCGATAAGCAGGCGGAGGACGCGTACGCCTCGTGGTACCAACTTCGCAAAAATCCTCCGAAATTTGAGGTAGAAGAAGATGTATCTTAACCCAGTCATGCTCAGGCACTGACACGGGTTGCAGCAATAGAACACCACGGCACCGGTGTTAGTAGGCGTTACGCCTACGCTTTTCACCGCCTGGCCCAGCGCTCGCGAGAGACCCTGGGAGGCTTAGTGGAAAAGGGCCAGGCGCCTGAACGGCGCCATCTCCTCTTACACACTCCTGCAGTTTGGAGGGTTCCTGGAAGTGATGAAATCCAGAAGCCCCGAGCTCGAGACGGGGGGGAGTAGAAATAGTATTGCTGATGCACAGTATGAACGTAGAACACCACGGCACCGGTGTTAGTAGGCGTTACGCCTACGTTTTTCACCGCCTGGCCAGGAGCTTGCGAGAGTCCCTGGGAGGCGTAGTGTAAAGGGCCAGGCGCTCTTCGAGCGCTCCTCCGCCGCCGGCTCGTATCCTCATCCGAGGACTCGATACATTCGTCCATGGAAAGAACGTGATATTACGCGAATCTTTTCAGAAGGAGCCCGGGCGGCCGAGAAATAGTACGTTCACGTAGTAAGTTCCTAGACGCTTTCGTGAAAGCGAGACAGCGTTACGCTGTCGTTTCTTACTTCACCAGCTTTGATCCTAAGTCCTGGCTGACTTATGATCATGCGCACGTAGTAGGAACTTTCCCTCACACGAGCTAGTCGTGTCTCCGTCGAGCTTTGCTCGCGTCGAACTCTCCTGGCTCAGTCAGTAGGGACTTCACGCTCAACGCCTCAAACCCGAGCTTGCCCTGGCGCCTGTTCGCTACGCTCACGTCAGCCTGTGCAAGATCGGTTTGCGGATGTAGTAGGGACTTCACGCTCAACAAGCAATTCACACTGACGTTTCCAGTGTGAATCGCATGTAGTAGGCTTACTAAGTTGCACCACCAGAGACGGGTCTGTAACACCCCCCGACCCGTTGACCAGCGTTACAGGCATGGTCACGCTACGTCTCTGGTGGTGCTTTTTTCTTTCCTTTTTTACCTCGAACAGACGGTAGGATCTCCGAGTAGGCGCTACGCCTACGCACGCCGCACACCCTTTCTTCGAAAGGATGGATGCACCTGATCCCACGCCGAGAAGGATATGTAGACTCAGTCCCCCAGCTCCCTGGCGGCCCAGTTGTAAAATAGTGTTCATAGGTTTACCACGTAAACAGACGACGTCGCGCGCGTCGTAGTAGGCGTTACGCCTACGCTTTTACCGCGCGCAGCACCTCCGTTGGAGGTGCAGATCAGATGCGCCTACACGCACTAAGTCGTGCATACGCGTGTTTTTAACTGACACGGGCCCCGCATAAATAGTGTTTACGTGCCTGTCATATTGATGGGGTAGAACTCCATCGTTCCCTTCGCCACTTCCATACCCACGCGACCAAACACCTGCGCGTGAAGCGCATCGTCGGGGACAGACGGGAAGTGGCGCCACACACGACGTCCGTCCCCTTTTTTGGTGACCTCTTCGTACTCAGCAAGGATGTCGTCTATCGCGGGCTTCATCTGCGTGGGGTGTGCGAAAAAGACGTTCCCGTTTTTGTAGTCAAGCATCATGGCATCAATGGCCGCTGTGCGGTCCACGCTGTAGCGGTCTTTGCCGTTCCAGCGGATGTGCTGTGAGATAGAACCGTACTGGGCTTGCATGACTTTGTGTGAGCCCAGCCCTTCCACCAACATGGCGTTTGCGACCGCGCCTCCACCTGCATCACCGCAAACCAGGTCGACCCCGTAGTCTTTGCATATGCTTATGATTTCTCGCACATCCGCCACCGCGTTCGCCGTCGGGAAGATGTGGTAGTACAACGTCTTCATGCGCCCGTCTGGCATCAATCCCCAGATGTGAATCACGGTACGCGACGCGTACTCCGACGACCCGCCGCCGGACCAGTCTACCCCTGCAACAATCTTTGAGACTTTCCGGAACATCTTCTTGTCCGGCTTGCGCTTGATCTTGTAGTCCCGGCACAGATTCTCCAGGTCTTCTTGAGACACCATGCGCGTACCGATGGCATCGGATACACCTAAGACCTCGTTTTTAAACTTCGACTCAGAGTACGTGTCGTACTTGTAGAGCACTCGACTCCAGCGTTTCTCAGACTCATTGTTGAGCGGCATGATGAGCTGAGAGACATGGAACCCGCGGATGTATGCGCCGGGGTTCATGGAGTACCAGATCCCTTTACGGGGATTTAAGTTCTTGCCGCACTTAACGCAGATGATACCCGTCTTGCCGATGTGACGATCGTCGATGACGTAGTTGTATTTGTTGCACCCCTCACACTTCATCAACCACTCGTCCTGAGTGGAATGCTGCCACAAGTACTCGATGGTGTTCTCCATCGACTTGGGCGTTCCGAAGTACCACGTCCACCCGTACTCGGACTCCGCCATACACTCGTTCACGACGGGGACGACGGCATCGTAGATGATGTCCTGAATCTCATCCCAGACGAGCTGGTCAGCCGAAACACCACGCACCCGGTCAGGATCGTCTGATGCGTAGCTTAGGACCACTTCGGCACCGTTTGAGAAGTGCTTCATCCCAACGTTCATCGGGATGGATGGGTCCGTAAAGTTGTTGCGGATGTGTGGTGAGTACGTGATCCCCTTCTGCAAACGGGAGTGGGAGAAGCGTGCCGTCTGTCCCTGCGACGGGGACACGAACAACGTACGAAAGTGCGGTATCGCAATGGAGTTTGTCAGGATCATATTGTTGCCAGTCGTAGACTTGGCAACCTGACGCCCGCACTTCATCAGCAGAGCCTGCCAGTTCCCATCGTAAATGGGACGGTAGAACTCGTAGTTTTGAAAGCTAAACGGCTCGCCTTCGAGGTGTATTAACGCTTCAGTGAGCTGCGATCTGGTATAAGAACCTAGATCGTTTGGGTCAGCTTTGCGGTTAACATTTAACAGCACCGGAGATACCTATGAATTGGTTTTTCTCAGCAATCATGACCGTTGTAGTGTGGTCGGCGATGATCGCCTTCGCACTCGCTCACCCTGTACTTGGCGGTCTTTTCATCCTCGGCGCAGTGCTGGTCGCTGCCCGATAACTGGCGCTTCATGCGCCCTTCCTCCACTACGGAGATGTTACAGCATGTCTGATAACGCACAAAATGTCACCTCGTATGCCGATAAGATCGGCCTGGAACCAGTGAGCTTGAGCGTCGCACGCGGCGTTGCGCAACTGTGTTGGTACGACCGGCACGTCCCGATGTTCATCTCAGAGTCGGGTATCGGCAAGACGGCGCTCATGAAGTCGCTCGGCCGCGCCCACGATATGGACGTCATCATCTACTCACTGGCCCACTGTGAGCCAAGCGACATCACCGGCCCCATGTGGCCGACCAAAGACGGCACCGCATTCACCAACCTGCGTGACGAGCGCGTCCCCATTGAAGGCGAAGACGACCGGGCGCTGGCGTTTTGCGACGAGCCAAACCGCGCCGATATGACGACGCTCAACGCTGTCTTCCCTCTGTGGACAGAGCGGCGGCTGGGCTCGCACAAGATTGGTGAAAACGTTGTCGTCGCGGCAGCGATGAATCCACCTGAGGGTGATTACGCAGTTACCTCACAGTTCTCCACTGACCCGGCCATGCGCCGGCGTACGTGTCAGATCTACGTTATCTTCAACCTCAACGAGTGGGCACGCCACGCCAAAAATCCTGGCCAGGCAGCAGAGATCGACCACTTCCCTCGGCTCGACAACAAAGAGCGGTTCGCCAATCGTGACCCGTACCGTCCGATGCACCATGCAGTCATCGAGTTTGTTGAGGCGCACGCAGACCTCGCGCTCGACGTGAAGTCGCGTCAGGCAGGTAAGGTGTACGCAAACCCCGCGTCCTGGGAGCAGGTCTCCGACACGTTCCACACCATTGAGGAGCTTGAGCTCGACACCGATTCCGCGTACGTCGAGCGCGTGGTGAAGACCAAGATCGCAGGCCACATCGGCGCAGCACTCTCCAACGATGTCTGGGCGTACTACCGGAAGCACGCAGACGTCATCGACCCGCGCGAAGTCTTGCTCGAGTACAAAACAGGCGCGCCTATCCACGAGAAAATCCACCGCATGATTCAGCGTGGACACGTCGGCCAGCTCGCTTCGTTGACCAATGTCATGGCGTCGGTGTGGGTCAGCACGCCTGACATGGACGACAAGGTCGTCGCCAAGTGTCTGGGTCTGTTCTTGTCTGAGGTACCCATGCAGGTAGCCTCGCAGGTCATCGAGCATCTCACCGCACACGACGCTGAGTCATCAGCGGGCGGCGCCTCGGTGACGTCTGAGCGCCTGGCCAAATTGTCGTTGTATTTGTCGTCAGACGACAACTTCAAGAAGTACCGTCGTCACCGAAACGAGACCGTCACTGAGAACGCGGCAGCTGCGAAAGCAGCTCAGAGCGATGCTAGCTGACGCTCTCTCTTCGCTTTCATCTCTTCGACGTAGAGCTCTATCCCTGCCATCAACGCGAGTTGTATGCCGGTAGGGCTCTCGTCGAATGGGGTGTCAGCGAGCTTGTCTTGGTCAAGCCTACCCCACCCCTTTTTTACCTTCTGAACAACGTCCTTACCCACACGCGTCAGCTCGTGCAGGCGCTCTTCACAGAACTCTAAGCTCGGAGGCACACAGCACATACCGTCGTGCATGCACGAGGCCGCCGCGTAGCCTGCAGGTTCGTAGTCGAGGTACTCGTCCGGGGTGCCCTCATCGAACATGTCCTGTGTCAACTCGTTGATCTCGTTGACTGCCCACGCGATGTAGTCGGGTGATGCTTGTTGGTAGGCGTCTGGGATAACCGGGGTGCCGTTGAACGCTAAGACTGTGTTCTCAAAGACCGACGCGTCGGTGAACGCGCTGGCCTGTTCCCGTATCGTAATCGCTGCGTGCAGTGCGTCCCACGCCGCGGGCGCCATCTCAATCCCCATCTCCACGAAGTCGAGCTCGAGTGTCTCCGGCTCGGTGTCGTGTAGCTCATCGCTGTAGAGCGCACGTGCTGCGAGGTAGCGTATCGACGCACATGTGTCGTCGTCACCTAACAGCTTCTTTGCCTGGTCTTTGGAGATCACAGGTACGGCTTCAGTTGTGTGTAGAGCATCTTCTGCAGGTCGCCCGGCAGCGTCTCAATGAGCGCCTTGAACTGCGCAGGGTCGATGTCATCGCCGACTTTGCAGTGATCTAAGACATCTTCTCCCAAGACGTCCTCGACTTCAGGCGCCATAGCCATGAGCTCTTTCATTGGCACGTCGCGCCCTGCGAGCTGGATGGTGCGTGCGCTGGCGATCTTGTCCATGTTGAACACTGTCTCGACCGGGTTAAGCAATGTCCGGTCGTAACGTGGCCAGAACTCTGCCTGCTGGTCGAGGTCCTCGAGCATCCCTGCCAGCTTAATGAGCTGGTCACGGTCTTTGATGACGCCGCCACGTGGGAAGTTGTTCTCGATGGCCCACGCAAACTTCTGGAAGTCTGCAGCGCTCTCCACAGTCGGAGCGGCGCCAATGCGGGCTTCCACCCAATCAAGTAAGACGCCTGCATCGCAGGCGGTAAGACCTGCAAATTTGTAGATGTCTTTGGGCAGCTGGTCTTCGTCGAGACCAAATGACGCGGCCTTCTCTACAAGCCTGGACGCCGCTTGGGTAAGTGTCGGCGCCATGAGCTTGTTCTTTTGCTCCAACAGAGCATGCGCGGACACGTCCACATCGCTCGCCTCTTTAACGAGAAGCGCGCCGTATTGTGGTAGAAGAAAGTGTTCAGCATCAGGCTGCTGGTCGGGTAACATTTCCGCCGCAGTCTTCTTTGGGTGCATCTCTTTTGTATCCAGTCCGAACATCTCCAGAGCGTTGTCGATGCGTTGCATCACGTTCTGGGGAACATGTGAAGCCTGCTTGGTCGCGTACGCCTTCGAAAGTAGACTGTGCTCCGGCGTGTGCACAGGAAAACGACGTACTTCGGGAAACGCGAATGCGGTGCCGGGCAGTCCCGGATCGTCCACAGATGCAGTCTTCACCTGCTGAATTGTTGTTGGATACTCACGAGCTATTTGCTGCAGAAGCAAGTGCTTCGTATCCGTAAACTGGTCAACTAACATAAGGAACCACCATGCGAGTGGATGTAGAGGGCAATGCCCTGGAACCAGACGAAACCGTATCAGAAGAGCCCACAGACGAGAAGGATCAAGACGATTACGTTGTCTTTGACCCCCAGCAAGATGCGCTGGGCAAATGGCTGGCGACGTTTACACACAACGACTTCGCCCGGGATAACCCGGACATGTCGGTGTACGCACGCATCATCCGGCAGCTCCGTATCGAACAGATGCCCGACAAGATGATGGCTGTGACCATCAAAAACGGGCGCCACACCCTCATGTACAACAACGAGTGGGCTGCCCAGTCCACGTTCCTCGAAGTCGTGGCGACGTTCGCGCACGAGGCGTTTCACATTCTCAACCGCGACATCCCTACGATGCTGCGCTACCTGTCCGGGTTCCCCGCCGACATGCGTGGTTTCATCCACAGCCTCTACAACGTGGCGATGGACGCCGCGAACAACTGGCTGCTTGTCCAGAAGATGAGCCACATGAAGTACGGCTCAACAGGCCACTGGGTGCTGCCTGAGCCGATGGGCTTTCCCGGTAACCTGGACACCGACATCTATCAGCAGATGTTGTTGGAGCGTGCCGACCAGCTCAAGCAACTGATGGACGAGATTGACGAGCAGATGGCGAAGTCCGGTGGACAGGGTCAACAGCCTCAACCAGGCCAAGGCCAGCCAGG